GGTTCTCAAGTTCCAAAGCTATCGGAAGGTTTGCACCAGTGAGCAATGGCTTCACAACATCATTCCCCATTGAATCAATACCGCCATAATTGATAGCACCTGGGTACATTTTCAATCCAATGTTCAAGTCTTCACTAGCAATCAAAGGAGGCTCGACCGCATTGTGTCCAGCTCTTAGATTTGTCTTGCCCATCTGATTGACTGTTTTAATGTCTGGAAAGCATTCCATTGCTACGGATCGACCATAAGTCTCTTGACTGGCTACAGAATAGCGAGCAATAGAGTAAGGCATTGTCCTGTAGCCACCCTCAGATAGAATCTTCTTGTTTTCATTGGATGCACGAAGGACATAGTATGAACGCCATGCCATACCTTTAAAATCGGAACGCCCTTCTTCCCTTTCCTGATTCGGGTAGACTGCGTGAATGATTTCCCATTCTTTCATTCCGTTTTTCTTCAGATCCTTCAAGACCATTTCAGGCAAAGCATCCTCTCCGAACTGCTCAAGCATCTGGCGTGAGGTAATCTTGTAGCGACGATGGACAAGGTTGATTCTCCTGAATTCATCCGTCAGCCAGTACATGCCCTCAAGACCGCAACTTGTATAAACTGGGCCTTTTCCAATATCGTAACCTGTAAACATGACTCCATTACCGAACGCACCTAAGTCTAAATAGACCTCGTTTGTAGTGGTTCCGAAGTTGCTCATTGCTCGGTAGCGAAAAGAGAATAAAAGCTCATTCAAAGTATCTAAATACTCTTTAATTTCTTGGCTTGCTTCTTGTCGTTTAGAAAGGATAAGCTTGTGCCAGATTTGGTTGGCTGGAGTCATAAGAGAAGACATTGAAGCTGCAAAGCGATTGTTGGCAATTATTGCAGTTGAATCGAAGATCTTCTGATTGACTCTCTCACCTTGCGTCTTCTCAGTCTGGAAGTAGTTTTGCCTTGGTGCGACATACTCAGCAACATCTTGCCAATGGCTATCAAAGTTGGTTCTCTGAGTCTCCAAGTGTCCCTGGAGGCTGATAATCTTGTCAGCGTTCATCACGCCCCCTTTTTATGTCATGACTCTTGCAACCCAGGCATCAAGACCCGTCGATCCTGTTCCTGCCTTCACTGCTCTAAGCCTTCCTTGCGGACAAGAAAAGTCAAACATGTCATTATCACTGAGACTTAATACTTGAATGTTAACCCATCTGTCAGTAGAGCCGTCAGTATCAGCCAAATACTGAAGCCTGAGAGTGTCACCACCCCACGAAGTAGACGCATGAGCATAAAATTTCCCTTGTCCACCGGGCCATTCAACCGACCCGGCAGCCGTTCCATTTGTTACGATTTGTGCAATGAAGCTCATTATTCCCCCAAAAGTTGTTTTGATGCTGTTTGAATTTGACTTGATCCGAGTCCACCAGACTTACCTGCAATAATGCTTGCCAGCCTTCCCTTGCGTAGTCTTGCACGATCCATTGATTCCTGCTTGACTAGTTCCTCCCTGCGCTGAACCTCTTTGCTCATGTCCTCTCGTTCTTCAACGACAGGAGTTTCAATCGGTGCAGGTGGTGGAAGCATTGGCAATTGTGGCTGTTGTGGTTCACCAAAGAAAAAGCTGGTCACTTTGCGCACCACCTTTTTCCCGGCTCTCGGACTCCATCTATAATTATTTGCTGATTTCATAAGTTCCCCTATACAATCATAATGTTTTTTATGCTAATCGTCTAAGACTAAAAGCGGTTCGTCATCTGTTTTACTCTTGCGCTTTCTCTTTTTCTTCATGAATGGATTCTCACCAGCACAGGTAAACCACTCGCCCCCAACCATGAATTGATTGTCCTTCACAACCTGAACATGCTCAGGATTAACCAAGATTTCTGTCTCTTCGTCTGGACTGAATTCAAAGTGTTCTAATATCTTAACTGTTTGCATTACATACCCCACGGATCATAAGTCCCCTGCACTTTCCTCGGTAAGTTTGCCGGCCTTCTCTTCAATCGTCTTGCACCTTCACAGGCATATCGCAAAGCATCAATAACATGATTGTGCTTGTCTTCGAGAACGCTGGTAACTTGTTCAGTGTCAGGGTCTACTTTATACGAATAGTTTGTAAGTTCGTCAATGGTGTGCTGGCATCTCGGATGAACGACAATATCAAAAGACTTTAGGAATTCTACGCCATCTTCAAGACTCCCTTTGCCTTTAATTGCTGGTTGAATCTTTGGAAAGCCGTGTTTCCTCAAGTGTGAGACTGTCTCAGGTCTTGCACTGTCTGCAACAATAGGCCATTTCTCAGACTCAGGAATCGTTAGAAACAGTTCAGGAGTATCAATAATCTCACAACCCACCTGATACGCTTCATGATCGACAAAGAGCGTTCTGCCTTCAAGATAGCATCTGATAAGCACTGTTGGATCAACTGCAAAGCCCCAGTCAGCACCGAACTTAAAGAAAGCATCTTTTGGTGTTTCAAACTCTTCGACTCTCCAATTCTTAAAGACACGAGATTCCGAGTTGAGGTTATACGCACCCAACCAAACATGTCGGTACTTGTCAATGTCCCTTGATCTGTCATACTCCATTTCCTTTCTCAGCACATCAGGAAGCCAGGGGTTGTCATTGTAATTTGCTTCAATGATGATTGAGTCCTCTGGGGGATCATCACAGCGCAAAAAAGCATCGACTGCATCCGTGTCCTTATCAGGGTTCCAGCTAAACCAAATTTCAGAGTTCGGTTTTCTAATGGTTGGACGCAATAAATCAAGGCTTCTTTGGCTTAATGTCTGAGCTTCTTCAACCCAAGCACAATCAAAGCCCTCAAGAGACTTGATAGAGTCCGCTGTGTGGTTCTGCATCCCCTGAAAGATGATGACTCCCTTCCCTCGCTTGCTTTTGATTTGCTGATCCTGAATATCAAACAGGTCTTGAAAGTTGTTCTCAATGATCTTGTCAACGATCAACTGCCTCACTGAGAGCTTGATAGACTTTTGGATTTCTCTAATGCCTACTGTTTTCCTGTTCGGATCTTGAGCGTGAAGGATTGAAACCAGATTGGCAAAGGTGTGTGACTTTGCCGAACCTCTACCGCCATGGATTGCTTTGTATCTCGCTGGCTTGAATAAAGGCTTGGCGTATTTTGGAAGATTTACTTTAGTCCTCGTCATCAGGCTCTATGAAGTCAATGTCTATCCCTGATACTGAAACATCATGCTCATGTCTTTCTGGACTGTAAGCTCCACGAATCTTGCAAAGCTTGTCATAGAATGAAGCAGCAGCGGTCCTGTCTTTAGCCTCTCTCGATTCCTGGTACATTTCCTTGCCCTGTTGGATAAGCCAATCAAGTGTAAGCTCGTTCTTCTTCTCTACTCTTTCCCGTAGTTCTTCGACCCTTAGCATTACACTAGCATTGCCTAGCAATCTACTAGCACTGACATCAGCACCCTTTTTGCTGTAACCAGCATCAATATAGCTTTGAGTAGCACTTTTCCCTTGTGCTAAGCCTTGACAGAAAAGTTCGTGTCTTTGATTTGCTAAACGTGCCATACCAAAATTATACCACAAAAGAAAAACCCCGGGCGATCCATTCCAACCAATCAACCCAGGGCCACTGCAAGAAAGTAGAAAGAAAAGGTTCTTTGTACTATTCCGTTAGTCTATCAAATATTACGATTTTGTATAGGGGTATTTAAAAAATTCTTTTATTGCCCCCCTTTCCCCCTTCTCAAAAGCCAATTCAACCAACGTTAACAAAAGAGTTTTGTAATTTGTGGGTTTTTTGTGAGAAATTTGTGACCCTCAATCCCTTTTGTAGAGCTGTTCTTCGATAGGTTTAACAAATTACTGAGAAAAAACTGACAAAACTTGTAAACCATATACTTATATAATCCGCTGTACTTAATAATAACCCCTTTCTCTTAATAATATTTAATAACCTTATTTTTATCAGTAATTTGTTAAAAGCTTGGAGATGCCAGTATTCAATACCCCTAGAGGGTCACAAAAAACTTACAAAAAAGTCACAAATCTTGAACTAATTTGTGGGTGAATGAATATCTGAGGGGTCATGCGTCGGGGATCTGGGGTAGAATGTATGCTTGCTTCTCTACTGAGAACTTTGTATATTCTTAGGCAGTCGAAAAAAAATAAAGCCCTCGGCTGTCTGCAAAACTAAACCGAAGGCTTTGAAAGGTTATACGATGATTGTAACTCATTTCAAGAGTAAAGAGAACCCTAGAGGCTACAAAGCCCCATTCCCAACTAAATCAATTGCACTAAAGCATTCAAAAGATAACGGTGCGCCTCAGTATTCGTTCACGCAATTTCGTGCAAACTACAGAAAAAAGACAAATGTGATCCGAACTCATGCGGTTGTCCTTGATATTGATAACCAATCTGGGGGGAATCACATTACTTGGGAGGACTGCGAAGAATGGTTCTGTGACTCAGGTTTAGAATTTTCTATGCACACCACCAGGAGTCACACCCAAGACCTACATAAAATTAGAGCCATATTCCCATTGGATCAACCCTGCACAATAAACGAGTTCAAGCCAACTGTGGAAGCTCTCATTAAGTTTTTGGGTATAGATGAATACAAGGACTGCATTGATGAAAAGTCTTACTGTGCAGAGCAAGGATGGTTCTACCCTTCCCATGTAAAGGGTAGAATGCCCCTTGAATTGAGCCAATCGGGTGAAAAGTTTAAGACTATTAAGGTTAGTGCATCGAAAGCTCTGGCAGGAATAGACTTCAAGAATCTTGTTATTGAAGACCTGTTAGAAGCCAAAGGCCTGAAGTACGGAGAAAAAGAGCCGTCTGGTTTTACTCGTTGTGATTGCCCTTGGCATGAACACGATCAGGAGATAAGTTCCTGTGCATTCATCCAGGAAGATGGACAGTGGCCCAAGATTACATGTCATGCGAACAAGTGCCAAGATTACGGATTCATGGACTTTCTAGCATTGTTCACAAAAGAAGAACTGGCAAAGTATGCACCGCAGAACAAGTATTTCAAAAGAAAGAACAAGGAAGGTAAGCCAAAGGCTCTATTATGTAACTTTCAAGCACTTTTAGCTATGAAGGGTATCAAGATAACGCTAAACACTGTTTTAAAAGATTTCTTTTTTGAGTACCAAGGCAAGAAGGAAAGACTAAACGATTTCCACATTGAGAGAATAATAGAGTATGCCTCTGATTATGAAATGACTCTAAGCACTAAGAGAGCTGGTGAACTTGTAAACGCTGTTTGCGATTTACCAGAAAACGAAGAAAACCCCATAGCGGAATGGGTTCTTTCTTCAGATTGGGACGGGGAACGAGACTATGTCAAAGAACTCTTTGAGACGATTACTTTTCAGGATCATATAACAGAAGATGACAAAAAGTTTTTTGCAAAGCTTTTTACAAAGTGGCTGGTTAGTGCAGTTGCGATTCTCTTTGAGAAGGGTACAGACGCATTTACCAAGGGCGTTCTAGTTCTACAAGGTGAACAGTCTGTGGGTAAAACTTCCTGGATCATGCGACTACTACCAAAGAAGTTATCAGAGTACATTTACTCTGGAGCCAGTTTAAACCTACAAGACAAAGACTCAAGATACGAATCAATCTGTGGCTGGATAACAGAACTAGGAGAACTTGACGCAACATTCAGGAAGACCGATATTGCAAAGCTGAAGGCATTTATTACTACAGTTGTTGACTTGTTGCGCTTACCTTATCGTAAAAGTTGGAAGAGATTTCCAAGGCAAACCATTTTTTGTGCATCTGTGAACGACAAAGAATTTCTGAATGACACAACAGGTAACTCAAGATGGTGGGTATTTCCAGTGAAGAAGCTGGACTGGTCACATAAAATCAACTTACAACAAGTTTATGCACAGGCATATTTTGAGTACAAGACCAAGGGAGTTGGCTCCTGGCTTCTTGACTCTAAAGATGAAAAGAAGCTTCAAGAGATATTAAAAGAGTTTGAACCCATTCAAAGCTGGGAAGAAGGCATTCTTAAAATGTTCGATTGGGGTTCTAATGAAAGAGAAAATTACACAATGGTTTCAGACATTTATGAAAACTTAACTGGAAGGAGGGACTGCAGTGGTAAGGCTTCAAGAGAGATTGGAGCGATTTTACGTAAGCATGGACTGAAGCCAAAAAACACAACGATTGGTGGAGCTAGAGGTAATTATTGGCCCTGTCCACCGATTTCTACAGATTTCGAATTATTAAAGTATGTTGATAGATCAGCATACGCTTAGAAAGGTTATGTTATGACAAACTCAGAAGAATTAAGAAGAGCAATGTACAGAGGCGATAATGAAGTGACTCTTAAATGCGGTGAGTGTGATTCTGAAAACATTCATCAGCACAGAGTGGAAGTTTTCTCAAGATATGAAGACGAAGAAAAGTACCCTGTATACATTATCAATCATGGCCCAAAATCAAACCCTTTTGGAGAGGACTCCAAGGAGCAACTTGGTTTATCACTAAAGCAAAATTGTGTTGCGTCTAAGACTAGGAATCCAAGCGAAAGAAGGAATGGAGTTAACATCATTTTTTGGTGCGAACTCTGCGACCACAAAACAAAAGTTTCAATCGCACAGCATAAAGGCATGGAACACATGAGGATAGGCTAGTCATGTGTCAGGAAAAGGAGAATCAACACCCTTTGTATCTGAAGTTCTTACAGGAGATAGAAGAATGCGCAGAGGATTGTTTAGGTGATTGGGAGATGAAGTTTTTAGAACAAAGGCCCGATGTTCTAGAAAGACTTTACAAACTAGAGGAAAGAATGAACACCTTCATGAGAAAGAGCGATTGGAAAGGATTATTATCAATCACTCCCAAATGGAGAGAAGCTCATAACTGGATTAGAAGTCAAACACGCAAGATGTTTGGTAATGACATAAAATGTGAGGTAGCCGAAAAGAGAGTTACCCTAAAGGATGGAAAGAAGATATGAACTTAGTTGTTTTGATGGGGCGTATTGCCCGAGACATTGAATTAAAGGAAACAGGATCAGGATTGAAGATTGCAAAGTTTACGATTGCTTTGGATGGATACAAAAAGGATGACGATCCAGAGTTTGTGCGCTGTACTGCTTTTGGAAAGACTGCGGAAATTATAGACCAGTACCTATCACAAGGTGATGGAATCCAGGTACAGGGAAGAATAAAGACGGACACATGGGAGAAAGACGGGGAAAAGAAGTTTTCCACTGGCGTGATTATTGATCGTTTCGAGTTCCCACCTGGAAAAAACAGCGGTTCTGGATCAAAGTCAAAAGCACAGAAACCCAAGAAAAAAGCAACAGTCGACGTTTCAAGCATCGATGTAGACTCTTCTGAGATCCCGTTCTGAGTCACTAACAATCGTTTGATGACTGCACAGAGGTTTTAGCCGTTGAACCAGCTTGGCAAATCAACGGCTTTTTTTATTATTGACATAATACCAAACTAGTACCATAATAGTTCCAAAGGAGGTAATTTTGAGAGTAAATTTTCACCTCAGAATAAAGCCTGAGCTTTATGAGAGGATCAGAGAGATTAGTGAAAGAGAAGATTTAAGTATTAACAAAACCATTAACCTTTTATTAAAAAAGGCAACGCAAGGAAAGAAGAGATGACAGACACAAAAGGTAAAGAAATCATCGGCAAGACTTGGACTGAATTGTCCGAGTTTAAGCCAAACAACTTAGGCCAAGCATGGAAACTGGCCGACATTATTTCAAAGACTAGCTTCAAAGCTGGTCACAAATCCGCTGAGGATATTTTTATCGCCATGAGCATGGGTCAGCAGATCGGGCTGAATCCATTTCAATCAGTTCAGAATATCTCTGTAATAAACGGACGCCCTAGTCTGTGGGGCGATGGATTAGTGGCTGTATGCCAGTCGCACCCAGACTATGAAGGAATAGAGGAATCCTTCGACAAGGACTCATGGGAAGCAACTTGCACAGTCAAAAGAAAAGGTAAGCCACCAGTAACAGAAACCTTCAGCAAAGAGGACGCACAGATAGCAGGACTGTGGGGAAAGTCTGGTCCATGGAAGCAGTACCCTAGAAAAATGCTCAGAAACAGAGCAAGAACTTGGGCATTAAGAACGCAATTTGCAGACGCTCTCATGGGTTTGATAACCACTGAGGAAGCTCAGGAGTCTCAAAGCTTTAAGGACATGGGGCCGATCAAACACGAACCAGCTCCAGCTCAGAAGGAAATCAAGATTGCTCTTGATAGTGCATTACCAACAATTTCCAAAACGGAAACAGTTGAGGAAGTGAAAGAGCCTGAGACAGAAGTCCTCTTACCACAGGAAGAGAAGCCCAAAAAACCCAAAGGCTACAAAAAGAGAGTCGAGGAATTCAAGTTCATTGCAGACGATGCCAAAGAAAAGGGATTCGACATTGGCTCAGCAATTGATACTTTGGGTCTTGAAGGAAATGATCCAGGCATGTGGAAAGATTCAGACTTGAGAGCATTGAGCAAACTAGTGGACGAGGCGGACTGGAAATGATCAAAGATACAAACAAAGAGTACCATTCAAAAAGAGCAATTAGCAATTCAATGATGAAGGAATACCTTCAAAATCCCTTTATGGCTGGCGTTCGGTACTGGTCAGACATTAAACTGCCAGAAGTGCAGAACGAATACTTTAAGCAAGGGGATGCACTTCACGCAAGGATTCTGGAGCCTGAAAGATATGCTGAAGAGTATGCAGTGAAGCCAGAGGGAATCAGTCTTGTAACTAAAGAAGGCAAAGCCTGGAAAGCTGAGAATGCAGACAAAACCATTGTTGATCCGATCATCAACGAACAGAGCGCAATCCTTGAGGCATCCCCTTTTCAAAGATGGTTTGAAGAGGGTCAAAACGAAGTCAGCATTTACTCAGAAATTGACGGTGTTCCAGTCAAAGCAAGATTCGATTGTCTGTACGATGATTGCATTCTTGACCTGAAAACAACATCAGCTTGGAATGAACAGCAGTTTCTGGAGGCTTGCATAGATTTTAAATACGACCTACAGCAAGCATGGTACAGCAAAGTCTACGAGTCACACTTTGGAAGACCCCCAAAGGCTTTCATCTTCTTGGCAGTCACTAAGAAGTCACCAGTCAATGTCTTCTATCAAGTGCTACCTGCAAGACTTGTGAACAGAGGTGAGATTCTATTGAGCGAAACACTTCCACAAGTGATCCATTCAATCAAAGAAAATCACTGGCCTTTGAAGGAATCAAGCGCAAGTCTTGATAAAATAAAGCCTTGGATTTTAGAGGAGGCAGGACTGTGACAGTTAAAGAACCATACCACGGCTGGACAATACGTGATGAATTCGGTGGAACGATTTTCAAGTACCACGAAGACGAGCAAAAGTTTTTAACACTCCCGATGTGGGAAAGGATCGAAAAAGAATATGCTAATGGAAATAAGTTACGACGGAAAGATCAGGAAGTACCAGGGCAATCTGATAGCGATTGCGACAATAAAGGATTTTGACGATGAAGAAGTTGAAAAACCTAAGTCTCGAACACTATCAGGTATGCCTAGTTCTTATCATGATTCTTTTAATCGCAAGAGGACTAGCAAATAAGTTATAATCAATTGAGCCTCTGCCAGTTTCATCTTTCAAACGGATGTTGCGCTTCACAATTCTGGTGGGGGCTTTTTACTGCAAGGAAAGAAATGAAAATAACAATCCCATTAGTGCCAGTACCTCAAAAAAGAGCGAGATTCTCCACAAGAGGAGGATTCGCCAAGGCTTACAAGAGCAAAGAGCAGAGAACCGAGGAAGAGTTCATCATGTTCTATCTAAAAGAGCATGTACCCCCTTCTCCTATCGAGTGTGGCGTGAAACTCAAGGTGATTTGCTACATGCCGATCCCGAAGAGCACAAGCAAAAAGAAACGGGCTTTGATGGAGCTTGGACAAGTGCCACACATCAAGAAGCCTGACCTGGACAACCTTTTAAAAAACATCATGGACTGCATGACAAAGTTGCAGTTCTGGAGAGATGATAGCTTAGTCTTTGAGACTCATGCTGTGAAGCGTTACGAAGACAATCTAGGGGCAAGGTGGGAGATTGAAGTTGAGGCAGTGCAATGAAAATACTTATAGCGTGCGAATACTCTGGAAGAGTGAGAGAGGCTTTTAAAGTAAAAGGTCATGACGTAACAAGTTGCGATATTTTGCCGACTGAGATACCTGGAAATCATTATCAAGGAGACATTAGAGATATTTTGCATGAAGAGTGGGACATGATTATAGCCTTCCCTCCCTGCAATGATTTAGCGGTAAGCGGTGCTAGGTGGTTTAAAGAAAAGCAAAAAGACGGGAGACAGCAAAATAGCATTGAATTCTTCATGATGTTTGCAGATCACCCATGTGAAAAGATAGCTATTGAAAATCCAATTGGAATCATGAGTTCGAAATGGAGAAAGCCAGATCAAATAGTCCAGCCTTGGCAGTTTGGGCATGGAGAAACTAAAGCAACCTGTCTCTGGCTCAAAGGATTGCCAAAACTTGAGCCTACAAAAATCGTTGAAGGTAGAGAACAGAGAATCTGGAAATTGCCACCAACAAAAGACAGGGCAAAACTTAGGAGCTTAACATTTCAAGGTATTGCAGATGCAATGGCAGAACAATGGGGTTGATTCAATAACCTAACCATGCTTTAATAAAACAAGCGACCTGAACACCGCAACCAAAACAAAATAATTGCTCGAAAGAGCCAGCCCCTCGGCAATCCTATGCGGTGTTCAACTTGTCGGGGGGTTTTTATTTGCAAGGGAGAGAGATGGAAAAACAAATGAAAGTAAATGAACAAGAGAATAAATGGGTTGATAGACTCATTGGAAAGTACATACTTATACGCTCCAATATGTCCGGCGTGTGGGTAGGTAGGCTCGTAGGAACAGGCGCACAAGGAAATGTTTTAGCCCTTGAAGACGCTAGACGAATACGTTATTGGGAGGGCGCAATTGATTGCTCTGATTTAGCAGTAAATGGGATGAAAAAACCCGATCAAAGTCGGGTGATGGTCACAGAACTTTTTAAAGTTCTCAACGGGTGGGATGAACTTGCTCCACTTACACCAGAAGCGAAGGATATTATTTATTCATGCAAGGAGAATCAATATGAGTAATTTACGAGGTAAGGCAAGCGGCTACGGCTACGGCAACGGCAACGGCTACGGCGACGGCAACGGCTACGGCAACGGCAACGGCTACGGCTACGGCGACGGCAAAGGCTACGGCAAAGGCAAAGGCAACGGCTACGGCAAAGGCAACGGCTACGGCTACGGCGACGGCTATGGAAAAGGCAACGGCAACGGCTACGGCAACGGCTACGGCTACGGCAACGGCTACGGCGACGGCAAAGGCTACGGCAACGGCGACGGCTACGGAAAAGGAAAAGGTTAAAAAATGGAAACAATAGGAATTTGTGACGATTGCCAAGCCATAACCGATGGCTACATTTATGAAATCGAAGCCCCGTGTTTTAATTCACCTGGAGAAAACGGTGCAGTCTGCGAGTGTGGATGCAGAGAGTTTGCGCCATTGGAAAACAAGTGGTCGAGCTATGAAATCCAGCAATTGATGCTTGTTTATAGAGAGCTTGAAGATTCAAGCGATTATGAAGTAAGACAGCAAGCAAAAGGATTTGTGAAAGCTTTGGAGGTGTTGATATGAGTTTCTATGGCGTAGTAACACAGTGTTTAGAGAGAATTGAAGCTCTCGAAAAGAGACTGAAAGAACTTGAGACAAAAACAGCATCCGATTTGTCTCAGGAAGTTATTTCCAAAACGGAAACAAATGAAGAGCAGGATTGTCTTTGGGTGGCGAGAAGCAAAAGTGGACGTTTGTATTCATTTATTGCAAAGCCAGAAAAAAGTTTGAATGGTGAACACTGGAACGGGAGAAATATTTTGTATTGGGGAATGAGCCAATATAAATCGCTAACCTACGAAAACAGCCCACAAAAGCTTGTTCTGGAATCATCTATTTCCAAAATGGAAACAGTTGAAAAAGATGTACTCGATAAGTTGAAATCGTTGCTTAGTCGTATTGATAAAGACTATGAAGAAAATTTGGAATACAGTCATTACGAAGAAGGGCAACAGGACTTGATTAAAAAGATTCGGGAGGTTATCGAGTGAGTGAAAACATTTTCGAAAAATTTAAATGCTGGCTTTGCTTCGATTCTGGAATTGAAGAAAACTACATGAAGCCTATAGACCAGTGGACTTATTGCACTTGTGAATTGGGGCAGAAAAGAAAAGAAAAGGAAAGTGATGAGTGAAGACAAAATGAAAGAGAAAACAAAAAGGCCCCGTTGCCCTGCGTGTGGTCATGGAATCCACAATTACTTTGACTTTCAAACAAAAGCAGAATGCAAACGATGCTTGGAGATATTTGAGGTGAAGAAATGAGCATTAGAAAACTGCAAGATTTACTGAGTGATTGCAAATCACTTCGCACAATGGTTCATCATTATTGTGATGCTGGACTATGGAGCTTTCAAGATATGCAAGAGTTCGCCCGAATCAAGGGACTGAACTTTGATCCTGAGAGAATGCAATTCATTTACCAAAAGACAATTTTGGGTGGCTGTGTTCATCAGTCCTGGGAGCCGTTCAAAGACCCGAAAGCTAACTTGCAGCTTGCAAGAGAGATGGAAATAAAGCTGATTGAGGAAGTCAAAAAGTTCAAGAAGCATCTGAGTAAGACTCTGAAAGAAAAACGCTCAGAAGTCATCTCAGGACTTGAGAGCACAGAGAGAAGCCAGACATCAGAGAAAGTTTGTCTCGCTCGTGGCTGTGACGTAAAGATTCCATACAAAAATCAAGCGTACTGTTCAAAAGAATGTAGCGCAAAAGGACGATCAAAGAACCAAGGATTGCCTGATAAGAAAAGATGCAAATATTGTGGGCTTGAATTTCCCTGGCCGATGACTACAAGAAAAGGAAAGCGAGTCAGAATAGAGCCCTGTCAGTGGCAGAAACAGGAGCATTGCTCGACAAGTTGCGCTTCATTCAATCGAGAACTTTCTAAGAAGACTTTAAACAAGTCTCCGGCATCTTCGTAGCCAGCTTGCGTACAAATCAAGAACGAAGTTCTTATCGTAACCAAAAGTCTTGCGCTTTCTTTGGCAAATTTCGTGATAGAACTGCACTCGTTTTAAGTTGTACAAGTCGGCAATAATTTCGTCCGGGTATCCACCCGTCATGATAGTAATTGCACTCATAGACTTCGGGCCAAGAACACCATCAATATCAAGCTTCGTAGATAACACATCGTTGCAAACTTCCTGCAGTGTCTTGTTTGCTTGGGTCCACTTGTTGATGAAGAAATCAAGGTGAGTGTATGCCAGGTTATCGGGAAGCTTGTCTGCTTTGGATTTTGGCAAGTATTTAACTTTGTAGATCTCTGCCGCTTCTTCTTTCTTCAAGTCTTTGATTTGCTCAGGTTCAGTGATCCCGAAAGGTGAGAGGTAATTCACGTTATGCTCAAAAGCAATCCCGTACTTCGTGTGAAGTCCATCTCTGAAATAGAGTCCACCTTCGTTCTTGAAGATCTCTTCCCAGATTTTAGGATTCATATTAGTCTAAGGCATCCAGTATTTTATCTAAATGCTCAAAGCCTTCGTGGATCATTTCAAAACCTTTTTCGATTGCTGCTATCTCTTCAGATTCATCCAATATCGGTAAGTTGTGCGCTTCTGCAAATTTTTCAGCTAATGCTCTACGCTCTTCTTTTGTATCAATCTTTGCGTCGATTTGATCCAGACCTTTTCTTGCTAGTCTCGCTGCGATTCTCTCAGGTGATAGTCTACTAAATAAACCCATTAGTTTTCCTTTCTTCTTTTTTCCGCTAGTGTGGCTTTAATCCAAACTACATTTTCAGATATTTGATTAACTTGTTTTTTTGTCTCTTGTAATTCGTTTTTCATTTCAAGACGGTATTCCTTGAAGTCAGCTTTATCGAGCTTGTGCATATAAAGAAACGTAACAGGAGAAGCAACCATGATAAACATGCCCATAATCAGGGAAAGTTTCTCAATTGTTATGATTGTTTTTTCTGATTCTTCTGCCATTATTCCCTCATTTCTTGAATGCAAGCGACAAGGAGAGGAATAAACTTTTCATAGGCTAAGTTGTATCGTCCTTTGGATGTTGTGGATACCGCTTGAGGAAAAACAGACTCTACATCTTGAGCAAAAAAACCAACGTCCTTTAGTCCATGCTTTTGTTTATTGACCAAGTTCTCTCCATCTTGCAAATTACCGTCTTCATCATAAAATTGAAAACCGTTCGCCCACGTTCGATAGCTCGATGGAACCACACTTTTCCAATCATAAAGCAAAGGAGTCAATTGATCCACTAAAGCACATGCGCCTGTAAGAGGCTCTGAGTTTTCCTTCAAACGCTTGTCAGAGGTATTCACGTAGGCTCCGTTACCTGCAACTGGGCCGTTTGCAGCTTCCAGGTTATAACTTGGCGTATTTGTTCCTATCCCAACATCACCAGAAGCATCAATAGTAAGACGATCTGCAGAGCCAACTCCTGAGCCCTCGGAAATCGAGAAAGCATCTATACTGGAATCCAGTCCAATTGCGAATTGTTTAGCCCCTGCTCCACTTTCATAAAACGATAAAGTTACGTC